AATCATTTCTACTTGTAGTTCCACTTGTTGCAATATGCTGCCATGAATTATTAGTTGTTTTTAATCCTCCCCAATAAAGCAATCTTATATTTGATTGTGTTGGTTTTATAGTTCCATTTGAATCTAATTGATAAATTTTAGAAATTATCCTATCATGTCCAATTGTATCTACCAATGGAGTTGGGCTAAATATTAATTCAGTTAAGACTTCACCTTTTAAGAAATCATTTAATATATCATATTTTATTTCTCCATAAATCTCATTAAAATTAGTTTTATAATCTGTATTAAAATAATCAGTATCATCTTTATAAGTAAATTTGTAAGTTTTACTATTTAATTCGCCTAATGGAATTATTTTATTTTCTTTTGTATAATCTAATTTTTGAGACCAATCATTTGTAACTCCACTAGTATAAAAAATTGGTCTTGGCTCTATTAATAATTTATTCGTATTATTTTTATCTACATCAACAAATAAATTGAATGCTTTAATAATAGAATTAAAAAAATCACTTTGTTTTATTTTATCAGGTAAAACTGAATTAACCTCAACATCGTCATTTTCTTGAATTGTTGTATCTGCAAGTGATACTGCAAAAAAACTATCCTGTAATATATTTGCTTCACAATAAGATGTTGAACTTACATTTTGTCTAGTTCCTGAAGTATAAATTGATGCAGGAGTATTTTGAAGTCCTGGCGTTTTATAAAATTTAACTTCTATTAAGTCATTTTGATTTAAAAAACTTGTTATACTTAATTCACCTGTGCTTGTTAAACTTGTAGTTCCACTTGTTATTGTATAACTTGTTGTAGTTCCTGTTGTTGCTGTTATATTAAAAACATTATCTAAATCTAGATAAGCACCTGTCGGCTTCATCCATACAGGGATATTTGCTATAGTTTGATAAATTGATCCAAGACTAGGTGGATTTTTTGTAATTGTAATATTTCCTAATAAAACACTATTACCTGTTAATGTTGCTGTTGCTGTACTTGGAAAATGCTTTACGTTTAACCTGCAATTAAATTTTAAATTGTAAGTTCCACTTTTAGAAACCACAAATCTATTATAATCTGTGCCACCCGCTCTATCATACCATAAATTACCTGCATCATTATTTGGTGGTGTTGTTTTATCAGGTAAACTAATTACTTGTCCATAATTAGGAAATCCATCTATATTATTGTTTATAACTCCATTTAAAGTTATTATCTGTGTTGAATTTCTACTAACCCTTATTGTTCTTTCTGCAACTTGTTCATTTGTTAATTTTAAACTTGAACCTCCATTATAAGGAATAATTAATCTTTTAAATAAATCACTTTCAAAGAATGAAGATTTATAAGTAAATCCCGCATCAGAAAACATTTTATCAATTATTGTTTTTACAAATAATGCAGGAAACATATTTGTAACGTTAAATTGATTATTTATGCCATAACCATAATCTATCATCGGGTAGGTATAGCCCTGTGTATTTGACCAACTTAACTGCTGATTGTATAAAGTATATTTATGATTGAACTCTGTAAAATCCAAATCCCTTAAATATTTATTATTAAAAAACTGATATACATTCTGCAACTCACCAAAAAAAGCTACCTCATATTCTATCTCGTATTTATCAGTTACATTAACATTCAATAGTTGACAAATGCCTTTAAACTGTGTTGCCTCATTGTAAGTTATTTCTGCTATTGCTTTTAAGTTCGGGTTAAAATTTGGAGTAAAGTTAGTAGTGCCTGTACTATTAATGACTGCATTAACATTCCATATATTCGAAAACAATTCATTGTTAAAAGTAGAACCTGGTAATATAACAGTCTTACTCCATGTAGTGCTGCGCTTTTCAGGTTCTCTAATATCAGCAATGTTAAAGTTAAGAGGTATTGAAACATCTTCTTTTAAATCTATCTGCTCGTTGTTAATGTAAATTTTAGTTAAAATCATCTTCTTTGTCTTTTTCTGTTTTGTGAGTAAGTAAATGAAACCACTAAATTAAATAGTTGCTGACTAGCTTCGTATTTTGTTTGATAACTACTATCTGTTATGTTTACAGAAACTAAATTGCTGCCATCGTAAATATAAACATCAGGACTTGTTACTAATTGTTCAAGCCAAATGCTTTCAGCTTCTGTAATCCAATCACTGTTTATTGTAATTGTATCATCTAATATTGTTTCGTATTGGCTTAATCCTCTGCTTGTTGTTGAGTAGCTATAATTAGTTCCACTCCATTGATTAGGATTGCTTTTGTAAGTATTTCTTTTAATATTGGTGTTCTTAGTCATTGCACCTGTGAAAGTGTAATAATCGTACTTACCATAGTTATTCATAAACTTAAAACGTATAGGAGTATACTTTGAGCAAATATCTTCACCAGGATATATTCTTATTGTTTCACTTACTATTGTTCCTGTGCTATTTTTAATTCTTACATCATAGTATTCCCAATTAACGACGAATATAGGTGTTGATCCACTTGATAAGTCTGCATTAACTAATGTAGTTAGCCAATCATAATCTACTCTTACATTGATTGAACGGTCTTGCCTATTGGTTATTGATGTAAAAGGATTAGCAACTGTAACTGTGTTAAATATTGTACCTTCATCATAAAAAGTTATAATCTCTAAAAACTTTGCTTCATTTGCAGCATCAGTCATAAAACCTAAAATAAGTTTCTCACCTGTTCTTGATTCAAAAGTTGGTCTGTCAGTTAAAAATTGACTTGAAGTATTTTGCAGAACATAAGTATTTGTTGCAAAGTCTAAAAAGTCCAATGGACTAAAAACTCCGTTAAAACAATAACCACTTGAGGTAGTTAAGTTAGGGTAGTTAGTAATTCCACTACTTGCTCCATATTGCTCACCAAATTGAACTATATAAGATGCTATTGAGTTTACACATTGCTTAAATGTAGTTGTGTTGTCATCTGCATCCCTAGTTAAAAAGTTTTGAATGATACCTGCCACATCAAATGTTCCATAGTTGTTACTTGGATTTCTGCCTACTTCTAATCTAGTGTAATCACTTGAACCATTTACATAAATATCTGCTATGTATCTGAAATTAGATTGAGCAACGTTTGTTGAACTCAAAGTATAAATCATTTGATTGTAAACGGGTGCGTAGCTGTTAGGTGTATTGTATATTGTTAGTGCCATTATTCAAATTCTTGAGTTATGTCTTTTTCTAATTGTGGGATTTCTTCAGTTAAGAATGGTTTACCTTTATATCCAAATCTTTTGATAGTTCCTTTTTTAAGTATGTTTGTTGCTATTGCGTAGGATAATGACCTTTGCCCTTTTTTGTCCCCTGCTATGCTTTGTAATTCAGGTTTATAACTTATCCATTCTAAAATCTTAGGCTGCAGCTTTTTTCTATTTTCTTTTGAATATCCTTTTGCTGGTGTTCCTTTTTCAAGGTCTTCCCAATAATCTTCGAGTTCAATTGTTACTGTAACTCCGTTTTGATTTTGTTTAATTGGTAATGCCTTTAATGATTGAGATAAATTTTCTGAAGCGTTAAACTTGTATTTCTCTAAATTATCTTTAACTCTTTTTAAAAAGTCATTTACTTTTTGAGAATAAATATCCTGCTCACCGGTAAGTTTATCTTCTAAGTTATTTAGAAAATTATCTAACTCACTAAATTGCTGTTGGTTTATTTTTGCCATTTATTCCTATCTTTTATGTAACTCAAATAATTTAAAAAAGCTACTACATTCATATTCAAATAAAAGTCCCATTTACTTCTATCTTTACCGCTTAAGCTATCCAATGTAACATACCAACTCCAATAATCTAAGTGTTTTTGTTCTTCAGTTCGTTCAATTGGCTCTCCATTGTCATTCTCGCTTCGCTCATTTGTTTTACCAAATAATCCTCTATATGAGGATACAAACCTTCTATAACTTTGCAAAAAAAAACACACAAAGGATAAACTATGCCTACATTTATACTCTTAATGTGTTGGACTTTTTCTGCATAATCCATTTCGACCTCTTTTAACTTAAACCATTTAAGTTTATAAGGCTTAACAAACATCGCTACTAATTGAGGTAAGTTACCAATAATACTTTCTTCGCTTTCTGTTAGTTTGCTTAAACTTATAAAGTCTCCTGCGCTTAGTTTAGTGATGTCATAATTTACTACCCATCTGTAGCCATTGTGCTTAAACATCTCAACTGAATTAGGAAACTCCATTTTAAAAATAAAGTTTACATTCTTAATCAGTTCTTTTAGTTGGTCGATTCTTATTTTCTCAACTTCTGCAACTGTAATGCCTGTTAAAATGGAAATAACTCTAATTTCTCTATCAATAGGATCAATATCTTTATCTCTTGTAATATCATAGATTAAAGGAAATTTCTCTATTGAGATATCATGCCAGCTATTTGGTAATTCAATTGTCATCATTTTAAAAAGTACCTTTTAATTATATTATTGTGTATCTGCCTGTTTTGTATTTAGAGTAAGCATGGAAACTTAAACATGATGCCATAACTCCGTCATCGTGAAATCCACTTGTTGCTGAATATTTAATTACTCGGCTTTTTGGATTGTATTCGTAAGTAAACATTTCTAACTCTTTGTCTAACCAGTCAACGTTTAAGAATTTAACTTCTTTGTTTTGATTAGCCACTATCAATGATTCAACTATTTCTTTTTTACTTTGATTAGTTGTAATAAATGGTTCGATAGTACAATAGCTTGAACATTCTTTTTGTAACATTTCAAATATCACATCTCCAATAGAATTAACCTCAACTAATGCTGTTTGGACATTATTTGTCCTTAATCCATTTGCAATATTCTTTACTATTGTGGCCCAATCGCTATGTCTCCAACGTTCAATGTAGAACTGTTCGCCTTTCTCGTTAAATATAGAAAGTACCGAGTAATCGTCTGCTCTACCTAAGTCAATACCTGCAAATGCTTTGCCGTAAGATTTGTTATCTGTTAATTGCCGGTTATTGAAAAGCATTGCAGAACCATCAATGAACTCAGCTAAGTATTCCTGCCTGAATATCATTTCAGGTAAGGTTAAGTTTGCATCGTCTATCTCGGATGGATTAATCATTGGATTGTCATACGAAGTCATTGTGAATGATTTGTACTGCTCATTGGTGCCATCCAATTGGTGCATCTTATAAAAATGATTCTTACCTTTTGGTGTTGAAATCAAAAGAACCTTTTTGCCTTTTACAAGTACAGTTGCTCTTAATACTTCAGTCCATGCTTTTTCATCCATGAAAGCAAATTCATCACATACCAGGTAATCAAATGTGAAGCCACGAATATTATCGTAACGTTCTGCTGAAAAGAATTGAATTGTTGAGCCTGTGATGTATTCGATTATTAACTCGGATTGGTTAACCTTTCGATATATCTCCATTCGTTTTGCAAATGCCTTAAACGTTTCTTCAAATACTTTCTTTGATTGTTTGTAAACAGGACTTACCCATGCTATTTTACATCCTTTATTATTTAAAGCCCAAAATAACATTTGATTCAATGCCAATAAAGTTTTACCGAACTGCCTGCCTATATTGATAACATAGTATTTTTCAGTTCCGTTATTTATTGCATTATGAATTTTCCTCTGATTCTGATGTGGGTTGTATAGTATTGCTTTCGCCAAAGTCAGCTTTAAATTTCATATTTCCTGTTATCTTCACATCCTGCTGCTCTATGTAACCTCTTTTCTTTGCTTTACATTTTAAATAGAACATAGTAGAAAGTGGATTGCCTTTTTTTATTTGTTGGTGCAAAGCTGATTCCGCAAAGTCCAAAGCTACATTGTCAATCTCTTTTACAGCTTTCTTATAGTTTTTATCTTTCTTTAACCAATCATAATGTGTATCACGATTTATACCAACTTCCTTACAAGCTGTAGAAACAACGTTTAAATGCTTTTCTAAGGCTATAAGCATCTGTTTTTTTAATATGT